CGGGAGGGGGCCGCTTTAGCGTGCCCTCCGCGGCCTGCGCTCGCAGGTAGTCGCGTGGCTAACTTGCCCCATACGCCTATTCGGCAGAACGATGCAAGCGGTTTCTTTAATGCGCCCGGTGAATGGCCTACTGCGCGCCCTGCACCAGCATGCGGTGGAGATGGTCCCATTCATCCCGCGCGGGCTTCCCCGCATCCCCCGGCTGCATGAGGCGCGCGCCGAAACTCCGGTCTTTTATCAGCTCCTCGATCCTTGCCGCGGCCTGCTCGCGGGTGCGGATTTGCCCTTGCTGTCCGCCCGCGCCCTGGCCGATAAGCTGGGCCTCGCCCATGCGTTCGCCGGCAGCACGCAGCCCCTCCATGATGCTGTCGTACTTCGGCGACTTCTCGATCTCTGCCATCAGGTCCGGCGGCAGACCGAGCATCGCAGCGGTGCGATCGGCGATGAACTTGTTGCCCGGCATGTTCGGCCCCCAATTCTGCTGTAGCCGCAGCCGGGCCTCGCCGTTCTGGATCGCGGCGGCGCTCGCCTCGCGGGCCGCGCGCTCGGTCTGCTGCTGCACCAGCGCGGCGGCGAGCTGCGGGGCGCGGTCCTTTGGGATGGCGAGCGAGGCAGCCGTGGTACGCAGAAACGCCACGAGGCCAGCGTCGAGGTCGGACCCGTCCGCCATCTTGACGGTCGAGAAATCGTAGCCGTCCGCCGTATCCGGCACGCCGAGGCGCTGATGCACGATCTTCCATCCGGCCTCGTCGGTCGGGTCTGGCACCCGGAGCACCCGGTCAGCGGGAATGCCGAGCTTCGATTGCGTGTCGCGGAACATCTGCACGGCCTTGGCGACTGCGGCGACCGGCTCCAGCTTGTCGAGGCCGGTGTTCTGGAGGGTGCCTTTGGTAATGTCGTCGAAGGCGGCATACCACGGCGGGGCGGCACCATTGCCGGCACCCGGCACCGTGGCCGCGCCGCCCGCTACCGTCGCCGTTCCTGCATCACTCATTTCTTTCGTCCTTTCCCAGCCTTGTGCATGGCGATGGCGATGGCCTGCTTCTGCGGCTTGCCGGCGGCCATTTCCGTCTTGATGTTGGCGCCGATCGTCTTCTGGCTCTTGCCTGACTTGAGCGGCATCTATTCCTCCTTCGGCCCGACAAGAAACTCATAGTATCGTTCGGCACGATCAACGATTTCATCGGGATCTTGCGATTTCTGACTGGCAAGTCTCAGGCACTCCAGCCGGAGCTGTTGGTCGTTCATGTCCACCGGGTTCATCATTCCTCCTCGATATAGGTTGCTCCGGGTCTCCATAGCTGGTGCCGCTGCTCGGGGCTAAGCCCGGCGTAGAGCACGGCAAGCTCCTCGTCGTGCATCCGGCGGAAGTGCATCAGCCGCAGCCACACGTCGCGCCGGCCGATCTCGCGCTCGGTCGCAGCGGGCGCATGGGCACGGCAGAACACGGCTAGGTCGGTGAGCACGGCGTCGGGGATTTGGCGGTAGGCAACCTGCTTGCGCGCGAGGCGCCGGTACAGCCGCCAAAGGTGTTGCCTCCACGGCGGATCGTTGGAGCGCGGGGTCGAGATCATGTTTTCCGCATATGCCGCCGCACCTGACCTGTCGCCCGATTATTGCGGGCAACACGCATCTGAACGTGATCGTCCTCGATCCAGAACTCGATGTCATGGACGAGGCCGCAGTCACAGCACGACATCTTATAGGGTTGCACGTCGCGCATGACCGGCTGAACCTGCCGCGACCATCGTCCATCTACCGCTGTTTCCTTCCGATATCGGGCCATCGTTACCTCATCTGCCTGCGGCCCGGAAATCCGGGTCCGCCCATCGGGTTCGCCATGCCGGGCATGCCAGCCGGGTTGCCCGGAATTTCTGGCATTTGGGAACCTGGCACCCCGCTCAACGTCCCGCCGATATTCTGGCCGGCCCCGGCCTTGTCACTAATGGCACGGGCCTTCATTATGGCCGCTTGCGCCGGCATCTCCTTCGCGCGCTGCTCGCGATCGGCCGCCTGCGCGGCAGCTTGCTCGGCCTGCCGGATTTCCTGCGGCGTCGCCAGCCAATCGGGCCGCATGCCGCGGTTCCGGGCCATGCCGGGGATCATCCGCTTGAAGCTGAAGGTCCGCCACACGCTGCTGTCCTGCGACGAGTTGGCGATCTGTGCGGCGGCCTCGACCATCTGCATCGCCGCCGCACTCTCCCCCGCCTGCATCGCCCGCGTCATCGGGTTGGTGAACTCGACCTCGTAATCCTCAATATCCGGCAGCGCCTTTTGCGCCTCCACCAGCGCATCCGGCTTCGGCGGCAGCAACCCTGCGTAGGAGAGCACGTCAAGCTCGCGCGGGACCATCGTGCCGAGGTATTCGTCATGCGGGCCATCCGTCACCGGGGCAAGGAAGATGGCGCGCTGCTCGATCATCTCGACGACCTGCCGGGCCGACAGGTTGGGGTTCCGTTCGATGTCGAGCGCAAGGCGGAACAAATCGTTGAGGAAGCCGGCGCTGACGATGCCACGCTCCTCGTCCATCATCTCCTTGGTGATCTGGATATTGCCGGCCTCCAGGATGCGGACCCTCGGCGTGCCGTCCTCGCCGAGCCCGTTGCGGTTGACGGCGCCGGGGTAGCGCTCGAAGTCGCCGGCATCCTCCGTGGTGAGGTAGATCGGTTTCCCGGCCAGGTGCCCCTGCTCCAGAAACACCGATTTCTGCGCGTTCAGGGTCTTGGCGGCGGGCAGGACCATCTGCATCGGCCCGCGCCCATAGTCCTCGTCCGGGGCGACCATGTAGCGCCCGGTCGCGAGCGGGAAGCTGCGGTAGCCCTTTTCCTCCAGCAGACAATGGCCGCGGATCGAGACGTAGCAGCTCTGATACCGCATGCCCTTGGGATCGAGGCGGTAGGGCGACCAGTCGGTGCGCAGTCCGCAATACTGGATGATCTCGTGCTTTTCCTCGCTCAACATGTGGATGTCGTCGCGGAGTTCCGGCGGGCAGGTGTCCGGCCATTTCTGCATCATCTGCCGTGCGGTCCAGCGGAAGGCGCGAAAGAAGCCCGCGACCCGGCCCGAGTGGTCGATCTCGTACCAGATGTCCCCGACCGGGATCATCGTGTAGCGCAGCCCGCGCCGTCCGGTGAGGCGGGTGTCAGCTTCGTCGATGTAGAGGTTCATGTTGCCGAACATGCCCTCGGCCTGCATGTTGGCGAGGTTCGCCTGGCGGAACCCGGCGGCGGCGCGGTAGCGCTCGGCCCAGACGATCCGGGTCAGGTCGTGGTAATACTGCGATACGCCCGGCTGCCGCATGATGTAGTCGTCCGGGTTGAAGTAGCGGGTCCAGACGCTCGCCGAGGGGGTCCATAGCCCGTTGACGATCGCGGCGAAACGGTGCGAGCCGATTGAGACGCTGCTGTCAATCTGCTGCTGGGTCTTCTTCGAGCCGGGCACGGGCCGCGCGCCCCAGAAGAACGTGTTGGCGTACTCGGGCCATCCGAGGAGGGCGGCTTCCTGCCATTGCACATCGAAATTGGAGCGGCGCGTGCGCTTCTCGCCGAAGCCCTGGATGATGCGGGTAACTTTCTCCTTCTCGGCCGGATCATAGGTCGAGGCGGCGCCGTAGCTGTCAAGCGGCATCGGGATCTCCCAGGAAAACCTCTCCGCACCTCTTGCAGCGATACGGGTCGAGGGGCGAAACCATCAGCTTCTCCCGCTCGCGCGGGTCGGCCGTCCCGCCCCAAAAATACTCTCCGCTCTCCACAAGATAGGCATCCGACTGCCAGAAGCCGGGATGCGACGAACTTTCGGTCTTATACTCCGACTTGAGCGCCAAACTCTGCCCAAACAGGAAAAGGCCAGGCGGGCATTCGCCAAGTGTCGTCATGCTGCCCTCGGCTCTATCGGCAATCCTGAGAAAAGATCGAACTCGCGGATCGGCGGCCGGCGACGCTGCTCTGCTTCCGGCCCGCCAAGCGCGACCGGGCGGGCGCGGTGCTTCATGATGAAGCCGATGCGGGTCGCGCTCATCAGATCGTCGAAATCCTTGACGATCTTGTTGTCCTTGCGGTGGTACGCCCGATATTCCTCGAACCACTTCTCGTTTTCGGGGCTGTTCCGCACGAACAGCTTGCGTTCCTGCATCCGCTCGTCAAGACCGTCGATGCCGGGCTGGGTATAATGGTTGCCGCTCGCGTTGAGGGCATGAGTTTCGAGCATTTTGAGCCCGTGGCTCTTGTAGAGGTCTTTCAGCGCCTCACCCTCGCGCTGGACGTGCCCATCATGCGGCCATGCGACCGGCACCAGAGCGCCAATCCGCTTTATCGCGTCGCAATGGCCCAAAATCGCCGGCGTGTTGGGCGGTGTGGTCATTTTGATGCAGTGCAAAATGTAATCCACGTCGTTTTCGAGGTCGAAGGCCCACAGGACGGCGCCGAAGGGGTGGTTGGAGCCGAAATCGAGGCCCCAAATCTTGCGCCATTCGTTCGGCACGCGACTGAGCGAGAGATTGATGCGCAGATCGGCCTCGGGCGTCGTGAAAACGCTGCCCTCTCCCATCGTGGCATCGCCAAACTCGCGGGCCGGCCGTTCTGCCTCGGAAAAGCTGGCCCGGCGCTTGTTTTTTTCCTCCTCGGAAAAATGCTCTGCTTCTGCAAGGGCCGCAACCACCACACCGCGGTCTCTCCGCTGCTCCGCCGTGAGGTCGCCGTTATAGCGCATGTAGACAAGCGAGCGCCCCAGAAGAGGAGACAGGGTGATAAAGAGGCACCCGTCCCCGGTAAGCCTGGCGAGAGCTTCATTGAGCACGTCGGGTGGGCATTCCTCGTCCATCCAAATCCAATCGACGGTCGGCCCCTGCCAGAAACCGGCACCCTGCTCGTAGGTTTTAAAAACGATGCGGCTGTTGCCGCCCGAGACGTGCTTGACGAGGAATGCATCAACGCCGTTCGGGGCCGAACGGGAGGCGTTGATGCTGCCAGGAACAATCAGATCCTTCGGAACCATTGCGGTCCCGATGGAAGACGGATCGCCCGGCATGCCGAGGAGCTTGGTTTGCGCCGCATCGCGCACCGCAACACCAGAGAGCCCACCGACCCATCCGAGGGTGGGGCGGGAAAAGCGCCTCCCAGGCCACCAATCGGGATATCGCCCAGAGGCGAAGCACGTTCCCATATACGCGCCGCCAGTGGTTTTCCCGTACTGGTTGGCTGCCCGCAGCATTGCTTCACGATGTTCCGCAGTGAGCGCAAAGAACTCCATCTGCGTCGGGTACGGGCGGAAAAGTGCGAATTTGTTTTCGAGCTTGAGCCGGTAATACGCCAGCCGGTCGTCAACGCTCATTGCCGCGGTGGGGGCGCTCACTGGCGCAGTGACATTTTCACTGGCTGCCTTCACTTGCTTAGCTGCCCGCGCATTGGCGGCGGCTTGCTGCGGAGTGAGCGGAACGAGGTTTACTTTGCGATCCCTACGAGCGTGATCTGGCCCCATCACTGCCACTGGCGACAATGCCACTGTAACAGCCTCGTTCACTGCGGCTTCCTTGGCCTTGCGCACTGCGTTCATTGTCCGCATGCGCTCGCGCTGTTTGGGCGTCAGTGGCTTCTTGATACCGAGAAGCTTGTTGCGCTCGTCT